CTGAATCAAGCAACGCATCACGCCGACGCTTGGCTTCATCATCTGCCTTCTTCTTCCCACCGTCGCCCGTGCGCAGGCCACTCAGATCCGGCGTGGTGCCGGGTGGGGGCGTCGGGATGTTGGGCATGGTGAGCGCGCCTGAAATGCCGGTGCCGATCTTTTTCATCAGATCATCGATCAGCGTGCCGAGACTTACAGCCAACCCAAGACCGACAGCGCCACCGCCAATCACGCCAAGCGCCTTCGCCTGCGCAGGTCCAGGAGTCTGCAGGCCAGTGATCAAACTAAGCACCGCGGCGCGTGCTGTTTGCACTGCAAGTGTTGCCCGCTCGATGCTAAGCATTCCAAGCATCACCACGCGTAGCCCCTTCATTGCGTTGGTAAAGGCCGTGATATTGGTTGCAATAAAAACGCCAGCAGTCACACCGCCGAGCACCACCATCGTCTTGATCAGGCCGGCAGCCACCTGCTGGAGTCCTGCTGCGCCGCCGATCGCCTTGTAGAACTCGCCCGCAAGATTGCCGACGAAGGTGATCGCCTGCGTGACCACACTCACCAACCCACTCATCACCGGCAGCAGCGCTGATCCGATCTGCACGGTGAGCACAGTGGTCTGTGCCTTCATCAGGCCGAGCTGATCGTTGAACGCATCAGCTTTGTCGGCGAAGTCGGGACCGATACCGAGGCCAAAGCGCTGAATCTCCTTGCTGCCTAGGTTCAGGATCGGGATCAGTTCGGCGCCAGCTTTGCCGAAGATCTTGATCGCCAGTGCAGCCTTTTCCGGTCCATCACGCAACTGAGCAAAGCGATCAGCTACATCGAGGAATACCTTGTCGGCGCTACGCAGCGTGCCATCGGCCTCGGTGGTGGCAACGCCAACGGTCTTAAACGCAGCAGCGGCGCCCTCTGCGCCAGTGGCCGCAGCCACCATGTTCTTGTTCAGGAAGGTCAGTCCCTTCGCCACGCCCTCGATGCTGCTGCCCGATAGCTCGGCTGCCACCTTGAACTGCCCCAGTGTCTCCACGCCGACGCCAGTACGTTGCGACAAGTCGCGCATATCGTCTGCCAAGTCGATTGCAGACTTCGCCAACGCCACCACACCACCCGTAACCGCCACAGCGGCCAAACTTTTGAGGCCGGTGTAGAGCAGGTTGGTCGCCATGCTGGCGTTCTTGATGCGCCCCTCGAGGCCTTGCATCGAGTTACCAAGCCGCCGAATATTGTTCTCACCCGCCACGTTGGCGGTGATCTTCAGCATGGCCTCCATGTTCATTGCCATGGCTATGCCCCCTGCTTATTGATCACCGTCATCGCTGCGGCCTCCATCACTTGAAGATCCTCCAGCAGCGCACGCGGTTCCTCTACGTCGTACAGCTTAAACAGCCAACGCACCGCTGCATAGTCCAATCCGATCACGCCACTCATCGTGGTGCGCCACTGCGTCTGAACACGGAGGAACATCTCGACCACCAGCCAGTTCTCCGGCAGGATCCCGAAGTCTTCATCCGGTGGCGGCGGCAGATCCGGCAGATCAAAGCCAAAGGCCGCGGCATCGTCGGCGGTTTCGTCAACAACGCCACCGCCTGCCCAATGCTCAGCGGCCTCGATCAGTTTTTTCGCTTGGCTCCCTGCAGGCTCTCGAAGTAGGCCACCGTGATGGCGCTTGCCAGCATCGGTACATCGAGCAACTGCTCCAGTGCTTTCTGGCTGAAGGGCACTTCCTTGCCATCGCCATCGGTCACACCAGACCAGCCGACCAGCACCTCGGCTGCGAGGTCAGCATCGGTGATCTCCTCGGTCTTGATCTGGGCGCCGATCTCCGTGATGCGGGACTGGCTCAACCGACGAAACTCCCCGTCGAAGGTCTGCCGTTGCATACGGCCACCGTCGACGGGGATATCAAATGCGATCGGCCACGAGTAGGTGTCCGACTGCTTAAGAACAAACGCCAAGGTCAGGTGAAGGCGAGACTGAACTCATCATTGCCCGAACTGGTCGGAACCGCAATAAACGGCATGTTCAGCATCTGCACGCCATCCTGATCCGAATAGGTCAGGTTGCCCAGATCGGACTGGGCAGTGGTCACCGTGGCGATGTTGCCGCCGGTCGTGCCGTGCTGGAAGGTGATGCTGCCGGTGCTGCTGCCGGTAGCGATCGTGAAGAAGTCCTTGGCCGCAATGGTCGGAGCTTCGATCACGATGGTGCCGCTGGGCGCCCGGTTGGTGATCATGATCTCCTTCGAGCAGCCGACCAGCTCGCGATAGATCACGTCGTTGGCCATGCTGAAGTTGTAGCTTTGCAGGCAGCCGCTGTAGGAGAAGGCGGTGAAGTTGGTGGTGTTGCCCTGCTTGAAGATCAGCGGGGTGGCCTGGTTGGCGTAGGTCGGGGTGGGCAGCGTCTCATCGGTCGGGGCGTTGTAGATGCCCGTCATGGTGAAGCTGATCACCGGGATTTGACCCACTTCGCCGTTGATCTCGAAGGTGCCGCGGCAGCCGGTCAGCTTGTGGCGAATGCCATCCTCGTGGTAGTGGATGGTGCAGCTCTCGAAGCCGCTGCTCTCGGGCGCGTAGGTGGCGCTGGTGCTAGTCACCAGCGTCTCAGATAGGCCGCAGCTACGCAGCACCGGACCATAGGCCGGAGCGGTGCCAGCGGTGCCAGAGCCAGCCAGCTCCACCTCGAAGCTCACCTCGACGCGAGTCTGAGCCAGCAGTTGATCGGCTTGCCCCATGTAAGGGCGCACCAGATCGCGGTTCACGGTCTCAGCGACCAGCGGCTGAATCTCGAGGTTGCGCACCAAGATGGCATTGCTCGAGCCGGTCGGGCTGGAGTCAGTGGCGTAGGTGGTTTCAATCTTCGCCAGGATCAGACGCCGGCGTGTCAGAACTGAGGCCATTGGTGGCTACCTCGGGTTGGGGGTGGGGAGCCGGCTGGGTCCGCTCGACGAGCTTTCGCTTGCCGGTTTTCTTGTCGACCAGATAGCTGCCGCCCTGGCCTTTGTATTCGTCCATCATCGTAGCTACTACGGACTCTGCGCCAAATTAGCGACTCGAGTCCGATACTTCACCACGTAGTCGCAGGAGATCACACCAGATGGCTGGTCTGCCTCCTGCATATCGAAGCTAACTCCAGTCGGTTGCACGTCATAGGCATGGCCTCCGACCGTTAGATCTGCCATCACCTTCGCGTGCAAACTCTCCACAATCGGATCAGCCACTTGGTCTGGGATGTTGCCACGCACAATCACCGCAATGCGCACGGTGAGCGTCCAGTCCAGCGTCGGGGTGCTGGTCAACTGCACGCACACATCATTGATCGGCTCGACCACAATCGCCGGCAGCTCGCCCCTAGCCAACGGCTCCACCCTGCTGCGGTAGATCCGCGTGCTCACGCCAGTGGTGTTTGTGAGCGCCGTGCGGATACCAGCCAGGATCGACTCGCGCTTCGTTGTCATGCCGATGCCACCTGCACCACTGTGCAAATGATGCCCGGAATCCCCGGATGCGCGAACGGACTGGTCGCCGCGGCCTCGGCGTGGATGTATGCAGCAGCGTTGCTGGTTGCCCAGATCAGCTCGATGTAGTCCGCCGCCGCCAGCTTGAGGATGAAGTTCACCGTTCCGATCACATTGCCGTCGATACCGCCATGCCTGGCAATGATGCTGAACTTGCTATCGCTGTCGGCCACATTACCACTAGCGCCATTGTCGTTCTTGCGGAGCCACACGTTGACGTCATGGATGCTTGAGTCAGTATTGCTGAACTGGATCGAGAACGTAAAGCTGTAGATCCCCGGATGGTCAACCGTGATCCGGCTATTGGAGATCACATTGATGCCACGGTTGTCTAAGTCGTTCTTCCGCAACAGGATCGACGTCGGCGTATTAGCCGTAGCGGTCTGCGATGTTGTATCCCAGAACGAACCCCAGTTCGCAGGACTGCTGAAATACGGCAGCGTGTTCCACGCTGTCCTGCCGTCACCGATCTTCAGGTTGCCGGTCTGACTTTCAAGGCCAGGCTCTCCTGCCATCAGCACAGGATTCTGTGCTGCCCACTGGCTCCGTGTGTTGACCTTGAAGGGACCGCTCATGTCTTCTGAATCCCGAGCTGAACGAACTTGCCATCGTCAATCAACATC